TTCGAAGATGTCTTCGGCTCTTAAGAGCTGCAAGCGCATTTTTGATGCTCCTTGTATGAGTTGCGATCAGTGGAGGGGCGAGGAGGCCAAGAGTGAGTGGGCGGGACGAATGGCTCTGACTCCTGATAGGGTGAGCACCACATGGTGCAATGATCCCTATTGGTTGCTTAGACGTCGTGTTCGTGAGCTCGCCACTGGGTGGGGTGAGCGTTTGGATAACGCTCGGAAAGAGTGTGTTGAGGGGGGAGTAAGAAGGAGTGAGAGTGGGGTATACGTCCCTGACCAGCAGGGGTGTTTTGAAATGAGACAAGGCGAAGGAGGCACTTTGGCAACGTGCCCCTCCAAGACTTCTAACGACGATTCGCTCGTCCGCTTAGGAGTTGCAAAGACAAAGGGAAAGCTTCGTGTTGTAACGATGCAATCCGCCCGTGTCAAACGGGTCCTTACTCCAGTTCACAATGCCCTTTACGACCATCTATCGTCCTTCGGATGGCTCGTACGTGGGGATGTAAAGAAAGAAGACTTCTTGGCAGTTCTCAATGACAGGAAAGACGGGGAGGCGGTTATCAGCGGAGACTACGAGTCTGCCACTGACAAGATTTATCTTGAAGCCGTCGATGTCATTGTCGAAGAATTGTCGAAGGATGTTCATTTAACGAAGAATGAAAAAGCAGTCCTGCTTGGGTCTTTCTCCAACCTTAGATGGTTGGACCCTCGTACAGGAAGAATAAGACCTATAAAGAGAGGTAGCATGATGGGGAACTTGGTGAGTTTCCCATTGCTCTGCCTCTTGAACAAGGCCTGCTTCGATATCGCCAGCGATATCGCGAGAGGGGCAGGGGCCAACCGCGTTGGTCGTTTTAACGGCGATGACTGCGTTTTCGCAGGTGATCGACAGTTCTTTTCCCTCTGGAAAGAGGTGACTGGAACTTTCGGACTTTGTGTCAATGTTGAGAAGACCGGCTACTCCAACATCTCGGCGGATTTGAACTCTCAGAGTTTCTTTATCCGCCGGGGCCAGTTGGCCCCCAAACCTGTCCTTTCGTTTTTCCGACCGAACCGGGTAGAACCGGGGTGTCTCTTGACAGAGGTGCTCGAAGGGTTGAGGACTTTTCGCGGCGAGGTGATAAGCCTTGTCGTGAATTGTCTGATGCGCTTCGAGATATCTGCTAGGCAGATAGACTTGTCAACTCTATCTAGAAGAGAGTACCTCATTCTATCCAAGAAGTCTTGGTTTCGTCGTGCCTTGACGGATGGCGCGGCCCCTACAATTAAGAAAGGTGTACGTCGTAGCGTTGAAATGGTCATAGGGCCGCCTCCAAAGGCCTCCCTATACGGTGTTTTCGACGTGATGGCGAAGGACGTGGCAGGCGATATGGTCTCGAGATGGACGGGCGTACCCGTTAAACCTGAAAGGGTTTCCATCGACTATTCTGCTTTCCGTGAACGATCCTCTCAGACACCTTCCTATCAACCTCCTTCCTTCCGCGTCCTCAGGAGGGGACCGAAGTTATGGTCGTTTGTCTGGCCCAGGCCAGTTTACGATCATTTCATGATGTACGAAGACCGGGCCTTTGTCACCAACAAAGCTCGTCGATCACTGTGGATCGATGATCATCCTTGTTTGCAGGCGACTGTAGACTTGGTTAGGACTCGTTTCGTACGTGGATCACGTAACTTCCGC